CAATCTACAACTTTGGCGATATGAAACGTGACTTTACTTACGTTGATGATATTGTACAAGGTGTTGTGATTGTCACCGATGACATCCTTAAGCCAGCTAAAACAAGTGATGGTGTATGTCATGAAATCTATAACATAGGTTATGGCGAACAAGTCCAGCTTATGGATTTCGTACATGAGATTGAAAAGAATCTCGACCGTAAAGGTAGATACGATATGGTGCCTGCTCATCCAGCTGATACACCAGAAACATGGGCGGATACAACAAAGCTTGAAGCTTTAGGATATAAGCCAACAACACCTGTTTCTGAAGGCGTAAAAGAATTTGTTTCTTGGTACAAGGAGTATTACAATGTCAATTAATATCGCAATCGTAGGACATGGATATGTAGGGAAAGCTGTTGATCACGGCTTTTCCACTTCACAGGTTGATAAGCATATTATCGATCCGATCTATAACACAACACTCGATAATATTAAAGGTAAGTTTAGACTGGACGCAGCATTTGTCTGTGTACCTACACCATTTGGTCCAGACGGAAGTATCGATTCTTCTATTGTGGAAGATGTCGTAGAGCAGCTGTCAGCTTTCACCTGTCCTATTATCATTAAGTCGACCGTTACACCAGATGTAGTCGATAGACTAAGTAAAAATTCAGATGTAGTTTACAATCCTGAATTTCTAACCGAAGCAAATCACTTAGAAGATTTTGTTAATCCACCTATGCATATCTTTGGAGGAAACGCGATGGTAACTCGTCGTGTACAAGATCTTTATGAAAAGCATAGCCAGTGTAAGCCATGTCCAGTTATTCATATGACTGCAATGGAGGCTAGTTTTGTCAAGTACGGAATCAATTGTTTCCTTGCCACAAAGGTTTTGTGGTTCAATCAATTTAAAGATCTGATTGATGATACTGATTCAAAGTATAACGTGATTGTTAATGCTATTGGATCTGATCCACGCATTGGACATAGCCATACACAAGTTCCAGGGCCTGACGGAAAGAAAGGCTTTGGTGGAGCTTGCTTCCCTAAGGACACTAACGCATTCTCTACATATGCACGTGGTGAGTTCTCTGTTCTCGACGATGTCATTAAAGCCAATAATATATACAGAAAAGAATATGAATTGGATGACCGTGAAAAAGAACAGAAAGTAAGTTATGCCTAATTATGCAAGTATAGTACCACTTATCGGCGGTGAAACAATCGCCATGCAGAATGTATTCGGGAAACGTCCTGAGTACATTCTCTCATACCCAGGGTTTGAAGCTAATGATACACATTTATTGGAACACTATAAAAACGAAGTTCCTTACCATGTTATTGGAGACGATGGGGTACCTGATGTACCTTCTGTTGATGTTGTCAACACCATTTGCCCTTGTGCTGGCCTTTCTAGTCTTAGCGTTACAAGTAGCAGCGACGCTGCTGCTAATGATTGGATGCGTACCTCTGCTCGGCATGTCTTGGGTACACTCAAACCTCAAGTATTCTGGGGCGAAAACGCACCAAGACTCGCTTCGAAGATGGGAGAACCTATTGTCGAAGATCTTCGAAGAATTGCTGACGAATACGGATACAGCTTTACAATTTATAAAACAAAAAGCATCCTTCATGGATTGGCACAAGTAAGAGATCGTACTTTTTATTTTTTCTGGAAAGGCAAAAAAGTACCTGTCTTTGAATATATAAAAAGAGAACACGAAAAGATTGAAGACACGATTCGTTCCGTGAAACGAGATCCTAAGGATCCAATGTCAGTTCTTGCAAACTCAAGTGTTCCATCCGAAGATCCATACTACCGATATGTTCTCGAAGAAATCGAAGGCGGAATTACTCACAGCCAATTTCAAGATAAAGTTGAAAAGAGCTATGATGTAAAACACTACATTGAAGATAGTGGTGTTACGTATGATCGTGTTTCGAAGTGGATGTCAAAGAATGGATTTGAAAAGCAAGCAACGCGTTGTTTAGACATGTACACCAAATTAAAGAATGGTGGCAACATCATGAGGCGTGGTGTAAACATTCCAAAGAATTACATTGGAGCATTTGTAGGAGCGTATCCTCTTACACTTACACACCCTGATGAAGACAGATATCTAACAATTCGCGAATGCCTATCAATCATGAAACTACCTGACGATTTTATTCTTCAGGGTGGAGTGCGAAACATCAACCACATTTGTCAAAACGTTCCTGTTACTACTGCAGAAGACATGGCTGACCATGTTTTTAAGTTTGTCAATGGTTACTTAGATAACTCGATGATTGATACAAATTTTCTCGTACAAGATAATAAAACTAGGACACTGTCTTATAAAAAAGATAGTGTACATTTGGATGCATTTATGGTATAATAGTATCATAATCAAAGGAGTATATAATGCCGTCAATTATGGATAAGCTCAAAAAGAATAGTAAAGTTAAAGAAACTTCAGTTCTTTCTGAGTCTAAATTTTTTACAGAAAAAGATATGATTCAAACCGATGTGCCTATGATCAACGTAGCACTATCTGGTTCTGTAGATGGAGGTTTAGCACCGGGTCTCACTGTGCTAGCCGGTCCATCCAAACACTTTAAGACATCATTTGGTCTTATCATGGCCTCAGCTTATTTGAAAAAATATCCTGATGCTGTCCTTCTCTTCTATGATTCAGAGTTTGGCTCGCCTCAAAGTTATTTCAAGCAATTTGAAATTGACACTGATCGTGTACTACATACTCCGATTACAAACGTAGAAGAACTCAAGTTTGACATCATTGGCCAGATGGAAGGTCTGGATCGTGATGATAAAGTCGTTATTGTAATTGACTCAGTCGGTAACCTAGCATCGAAGAAAGAATTGGAAGATGCTATTAATGAAAAGTCTGTTGCCGATATGTCACGAGCTAAAGCTCTCAAAGGTTTGTTCCGTATGTGTACACCGTACCTCAATATGAAAAACATTCCATTGATTGCTGTCAATCATACATATCAAGAAATTGGTTTGTTCCCTAAAGCAATTGTTTCCGGTGGTACTGGTATCTATTACTCAGCCGACAATATCTGGATTCTAGGTCGTAGGCAGAACAAAAAAGGTACTGAAGTAACAGGCTACGATTTCGTGATTAATGTGGAGAAATCACGCTATGTTAAAGAAAAGTCCAAAATTCCTATCTCGGTTTCTTGGGAAGGTGGAGTACAAAAGTATTCGGGTCTTCTTGATATTGCTATGCAAGGTCAATATGTCGCTAAGCCATCTAATGGTTGGTATTCGCGGGTTGACCGTGAGACTGGCGAACTATTCGAGTCAAAAGTACGAGAAGCAGCAACACTAGAAGAAGATTTCTGGAAGCCAATCTTTGCTGAAACAGACTTTAGCGATTTTCTCAAGCAAGCATATCAGATCGGTGGAAACGCTTCACTGGAGGATATTGAAGATGCAAGAGAATAAAGACTATACGTTTATTCACCATGATGAACATCCAGATGCATGGGCAATCAGACTTGAAAACAAATATCCAGAGACAATAATTGTCTTTGGAGAAGTTGCATATGATGATAAACAAGAAGCTATCACCTATGATTTTCAAATTGTCGAATCACCGGATAAAGATCTCTCCGTACAAGATGTAGAGTTGCAACAACATGTTGGAGATATATTATCTTCAGTCATTAGTGTTGGACTTGAAGAAGGTTTTGTACAAGCAACGGATAGAGAAACTGGAGAGACTATTACATGAATTTAAGAATTGAGCAAACAATTCTACGAAAACTTCTTACAGATGAAAAATATATGCGAAAGGTTTTGCCTTTCATAAAACCAGAATACTTTGAAGGTCCCTATCGTACACTCTTCAAAGAAGCTGGCAAATACGTTGCAAAATATAATTCACTGCCAGCTCGCGAAGCATTCCTCGTAGAATTGAATGAACACTCGAATCTCAGTAGTGAACAGTTTACTACAGCAGTTGATATTGCTAGTACACTGTTTGACGGAGATGAGGTAGACGAATCTTGGTTACTTGAGAACACTGAGAAGTGGTGCCAAGATCGTGCTATCTACAACGCGGTCATGGAATCGATTACGATTATTGACGGCAAGCATGACACGTTGACAAAGAATGCACTTCCGGAGCTATTGACTAAAGCTCTGGGAGTTGCGTTTGATACTAACGTTGGTCATGATTATATCGAAAACGTAGAGGAACGTTATGAATTCTACCACACAGAAGAGGATCGCATTCCATTCGATCTCGAATACTTTAACAAGATCACAAAGGGTGGAGTCCCGACAAAGACTCTTAATATCGCTCTCGCTGGTACTGGCGTTGGTAAATCTCTGTTTATGTGTCATGTTGGTGCTTCAGCTCTGGTAGAAGGAAAGAATGTTCTCTATATTACAATGGAAATGGCAGAAGAAAGAATTGCTGAACGTATTGATGCCAATCTACTTAACGTTCCAATTGACCAGCTTGAAACAATGTCAAAGGATATGTTCACAACAAAGGTTGCCGATCTTGCTCGTAAGACGACCGGCAGACTTATTGTAAAAGAATATCCTACTGGCTCTGCACACTCTGGTCATTTTCGTGCTTTGCTTAACGAGCTAAAACTTAAAAAGCAATTCATACCTGATATTATTTTTATTGACTATCTCAACATCTGTGCTTCATCAAGAATGAAAGCTATGGGAGGATCTATCAATTCATACACTTACATTAAAGCAATTGCTGAAGAGCTACGTGGCCTTGCGGTCGAGTTCGAAGTACCGATCTTCTCTGCAACGCAAACGACTCGTAGTGGTTATGGTAACTCGGATGTTGGGCTTGAAGATACGTCCGAGTCTTTTGGATTACCCGCTACAGCAGATCTAATGTTTGCCTTGATCTCAACTGAAGAGCTTGAAAAAGATGGACAGATGATGGTCAAGCAATTGAAGAATCGTTATAACGATCCAACAATGCATAAGCGATTTGTAGTCGGTATTGATCGAGCTAAAATGCGTTTATATGACGTAGAAGAAAGTGAACAAAATCTTACTGATGACACTCCTGTATTTGACAAGTCACAAAGTGGCGAAAGAGTGTCTCAAGAAAAATTCGGAGGATTCAAACTGTGAAAGTAAGAACAATTAGTTATAGTCAACCAGTAGAAGGAGAACTCTATGTCGGAGAAGATGTCCAAGATCTCATCGCGTATTGCGCCCGTGTCTCCAATCCAGCGAA